AACTAAAAAATATTTACAAAATGGTAAATGGCCTGGTCTTCAACAAGAGCAAACAGTAAAACTGACACAAGTTGAAGGTGATATTGAGATAGATGTTGATATAGAAAAACAGATTACAAAATTACAAGAAGCAAGAATAGCAGGTGAGATAGAAAAACCAGAACAACTATCTATTGATCCTGAAAAACAATTAACAGAATGGCATTTAGAAAAAGGTCTTAAAACCTTTCTTGCAAATGTAGAATTTGAAAAAGAAGATTTAGGTAAGAAGATAAAAGAAGAGGACGCTAAGATTTCTGCTCTAGAAGAATTGTTTGGTGGTCTAATTAATAAACCTAAAACAAAAGAAGAAATAGAATTAGAAAATACAGAGGTTATCTCTGAAGAATCTTTTGAAGAATTTACTGAAGAAGAAAAAAAAGATAGAGAAAAGATAAGACTAAAAGCTCTGTCTGAATTATTTGAGAAAAAAGTAATAGAAGAAAAGATAGAAGAAGAAAAAGAAAAACAAAAAAGACTAGAGGAAGAAAGAAAACAACAACTATTAGTTGACTCTGGTTTAGATAAACCTAAAGTAGAGATAGATAGTAAAACTATTGAAGCACAAAAAATAGTAGAAGAAAAATACGGACAGGCAGGTGCAAAAGCATTACAAGGTCTGATGAACGCTTCTGCTAAAGAGATAGAAGCAGATCCACTTATTGTAGATAAGGTTCTAAATCACATCTCTGAGATGAAAGTTGCTAATGAGTTAGAGAAAGACAAGATGAAGTCTTTAGAATCTATCGACTCGTTAGATAAACTAACTAAAGAATTTTTAAACTTTAAGAATTTAACATCTATTCAACTATCGACTGTCGGTGGTGGATTAGATACAAATAAAATATCAGCAGATTTAATGCCAACAACAGGATCAACTTATGATCTAGGCTCTGCGGCTAGACCTTGGCGTAAATTGTTTTTATCTGGTGGTACACTTATAGTTGGTGACGCTGAAATTTCTGGTACTGAAATTGCACAATTAGATGGCGTGACGGCAGGACAAGCAACTGCTAGTAAGGCAGTTATTCTTGGTTCTGAAAATGAGATCACAGGTCTAGGAACAGTAGGCATGACAAGTTTATCATTAGGTGGTGTGGCAGTCACATCAACAGCAGCAGAATTGAATATATTAGATGGTGTCACAGCAACAACTACTGAATTAAATCATGTCGATGGTGTGACTGGTAATATACAGACAGCACTAGATAGTAAGGCAACAAAAGCCTTTGCGATTGCACAAGCAGTAGCATTAGGATAAATAAATAGTATTATAGGAAAAAATTATGGCTAGACCAAATACAAGAGCAACATTTAAAGAGTATTGCCTTAGATCACTAGGTAAACCTGTAATCGATATAAATGTTGATGAGGATCAAGTAGAAGATAGAATAGACGAAGCAGTGCAATACTTCTCTCAGTATCATACAGATGGTGTTGAAAGAATGTATCTAAAATATAAAGTGACTGCTGCTGATAAAGTTAGATTAAGAGCAAATAATGATTTTACTGTTTTTGAACCAGGCACATATGCTGATAACATAGAATTAGAAACTGGT